CGCGTACATCAGTGACATGACTGCCCGCGCAGGATAACCCCTTCGTCTCCACTTATACTCACCTTCCTTGAGTAAAACTAGGCGCAAGTACTCAGTGCGACGCGCACTGGTAAAAAACTTAAGTGGATTGACCGGAAGAACTTCATTGTACATCTCAACAAGCGCGGCTGCAGTGTCCCAGCCTTTAACAGAGATTAGAGTGTCATCACCCTGATAACAATTCATGCCACCAGGTAAGATAGGAACACCCAGCCGTTCTGCTATGGCAACATGCTCTGCGAAGTTTATCAGTGTGTCGATGACACTAGTCCAGCGCCACCCTGACAATACTCCGCGCGAATGGGTCCTAACCTTGCCCCTAAACTCAACGCTCGCGTCCTGCAAGCGCCGGAGGAGAATTGAAGAGATTGACTCTCTCTCCTTATCACCGACAGGTGTTGAGATATCACAGAGAAGTTTGAAAGCCTCATTAAGTATGTATCCACTAGGCACGTGGTCGAACTTACTTTGGTCAATAGGGACGTACATTGTAGTAGTCATGTTACGCTGCCACTTGATCCAGTCTTTGAGACCAAAACTCTTTCTCAATGAGGAAGGTATGACCTCCCAAAGTTTGCGCTCTAGGCCAGATCCAACGAATGACATTTGCATGTGCAGACTAAAGGGAGCAGTGACCAAGTTGCGTAGCTTAGTCCTTTCCGCTTTATCAGAAGCTTGTACCTAACATGCGACTTATCACGCAACTGAGCATGAAGTTCGTCCTTGGTCAGATTAGCAACTGTGCTTGCTTTTGTCTTCTGAGCCCCAGGTATCCCCGGAATGGTGGAAGCGCCACTGGTAACCCAGTCGTCCTGTTTAACCCACTCGTCGAAAGATGGTTGAGGTCCACAGCGACCAACCAACTGTCTAGTAATGTCTAAACCTCTCTTGATGAGAACCGACCGCTCACTCCAAACATCGTCCTCCTCTTTTTTAGTACTAACCCAAGCTTCCACCTGTTCGTCAAACGCATTTAAAGCGTCATCATTTTCAGGTTGAGCACCGAAAAGATTATGCATATCACAAAGCTCGAAATAATAACCTGGAAAAAGGTCATCACCGTGGTGAAATGCAACTTCTTTTAATAGCTTCAGTGCCGGAAGAAGAGTTTTATTATCCATTTTGTCGAGACCAAGCTCGACCAAAACTTGAGTAACCAACCTCCTAATGTTGGGACTCATTGTAGAAAAGTAAACCCCCAACACGCGTCGAGGCATCCCACGCCCTATAGGACTGAGATTCTCGATATGTGGTGAGGGACGATATTTCCGCTGCAGACCCACGAGCCATTCGGGAGTCCAAGTGGAAACATCAAAGTCTCTTTCGCGTATCTTCGTTTTTAACTTAGA